TCGCCATAAGGAAAATTAAAATTAAAACCACCGATTCTCATTCCCTTAAATTGTAAATATTGAATCGGTGTCCAATCTTCATACCCGACTTCGATTGAATAAAAGTCATCGACAACACCAGCTTTTTTAACATTTGTTGCCCATGCAGCGCCCATTGCGGATTCAAGAAAATCATCATAGCTACCGTATGAAAATTCTGTATTTATCGCACCTCCGACTTCCTGACCAACTAGAAGCAAATCGGATACATGGCGATCACTTCTGATTTCATCAGAAATTGCCGTATTAGGCTGGCCCGCTAGGGATTGCGTATTGTAGCGCAGCGATTTCCAACCAGCATCGTCAACAGGTGTTGTGCCGGGAGTTACCTCTTTTACATATTTGATTGAAACTCTGTTAGAATCAGACATTTCTATTTCTCCTAAATTTAATCATAATTATTGAGCGATTAAAAAATTCATCGTCGCCCAACGGCCTAATGGTTCCTGAAAAAGTTACAATGTTTCCAGAAAACCTTTTGTGTTCAAAAATATTATTGAATAAATCAAAGATTAAATTTCTTTGTTTTATTCCTGTTTTTAACGGGATATTAACATTTAAAGTTATATATCCGTGATCTTCAACGAATTTATTAGAACCATCTATTCCATAACTCCGGCCCTCTCCATTAACAATCGAAAATAAAACCCAAGATTTATTGCTTGTATTAAATTGCTGATTCTCATAGGAAGCGCTCGCAAGGTTGGAATCCCAATTATTTTGGAATTCAGAAACCAAAGTTGTTCTTAAAGTTTCAAAGCTCATTATCGAAACTCGTCCACTGTCAATTCAAAAAACATTAAAGGCGCTTTTTGACTATGCTGTACGCCTTCGGGAACGCCATAATTAACATATTTTAAATAATCAACAGAATTTGATAAATATAAATTTCCAAAATCAGGAATATCATCGATTCTAAATTTTTCTTTCGCCCTTTCTATGGGGTTTTTGTCGTCCGTAACTGTCAAGTCAGGTTCGGTAATTCCCGGCATCCAATTGTTAGCTGAATAACCCGTATCTTTTGGGGTGATATTTACCAAGGCACGATCCAATTTCATAGCCGTTTGCACGGCTACTTTCTTATGATCTTTTACAACCTTTTTCATAAAAGTTGTCGGTAAAACGTCCCAAACCATTTTTAGTTACTCGGTTTTCCCGCAAACACTGTATAAATAGAGTCTGTTGGATCAGCACTAGATTTTAAAATATTAAATTCACCCAAAGAATCTTGAGAAATTATTTCGCCTTGTTGCGGTTTAACTGCGATCTCATTTGTTAAAATAATAATTTGATACTCTGCGCCTTCAACAAATTTATTACCGTAATCATTCCCATCAACCGCAATAAAAACACCACGGGATGAATAAGATTGCGTTGTTCCATAAGTTTCTGTAATAGGGTCATAAGCACCCGTGCTAGTGTTCAAGACAAATGATTTCATAGCATCCGATAAATCAGAGTCAAAAGCCTCTGCTATATCTGCAAGTAAATCATCGCGCAAGCCCATTAGCGGCTAATTCCTGAATAATTTTTTCCAATTTTTACAGAAGATAAAACATTTGTTAATAGCCCTGTAATTTCTGGATACAAATCGATTACTGCACCTTTTCTGTGAACATCAAATTTCTTGGTTGTTGTTACAGGGCCAGCTTTTACAGTTTTTTCAGTTAAGTTGAAATCAGAATCCTGACCTGTAAAAAGATTTTTTGTTAAATTATAATTTGCTAAAAGTGCGTTTGCTAATAATACTTCGTCAGGCGTCGTTGACCATCCATTGAACACGTAGACACTATCCATATAGAGTTTGGCCCACTCTAAAGCCTCTGTTTTTTCTGCTGGGGTATGGTTAATCCACGGCTCTTGTTCGACAGATAAAATAGAATCGGCTTCAGTGTTTGTTAAATATGGTTCAGAAATCGCCATGATTTAATCCTTCGCAATATCTTGCTTAACGGTGTACTTCCCATCGGTGGGGGTTGTTTTTTCACTGTTGCCATCTATTGCTTGCGTGTTATAAAAATAAACCCCAATATCCAAAGTTCCAGCTGGGCTAAAACTCATTTTTCCATCGGTGCCATCGGTAGTCAAAAAGCCAACTATTTTCTCTTTTTCATTTGTGGCATCAACGGGGAATTTTTCGGAATTTATCGCCAATACAAAACTCGTCCAACTGGAAATATCTTCGGGGGTAGCCCCATCGGATTTATAAACGGTAAAAGTATGCCTTTTTGTATCGCCACGTTTGGCAAGAATATCAACCGTATCTGTCATAATAATTCCGTAATTGTTGAGCTATCCAAAACTGTTATTAAATTACTATCTAATTTTGTTACTAAATCAGAATCTAATTTTGTAACATTTTCTTTATCAAGTTTTACGTGCAAGGTTCCGTAAATATAAATAATTACTGGAACTAAAAACAAATCTTGAGCGGTAAAATCAAACGATTCTGATAAAAACTCAATTATTTGATTCGCTGAATACTCTATTATTTCAGGGGTAAAATCAAAACTTTCGCCTAGTAGCTCAATCAATTGGGTTTGCAAAACTGAAATCGGATTTGCGACAAATGATAGGCTAGAAACGTCTAGGCGAACTATAAATTCTGAATTAACTTCTAAATCATTTTCACTTATTTCAAAATTTGAGCTGGTTAATTCAAAAGCAGAATCGCTTTTATAATCCAAATCCTTTGCGGAAAAACTAATTAAGGCCGTGGATAAATCAAATGTGGAACCAACCCCTATATCAAGATTATTGCTAGACGTTTTAAAATCGCCTTCTGTTAAATTGGCAAAATATTCACTCAGTATTTCTAAATTTTGAGCTGAAAAATTAAAAAGCGAAGTTGTTAAATCTAAACTTCCGCCCAAAGTATAGGAAATATCTTGAGCTAATGTTTTAAAATCACCAAAGGATAAATCAACTTCAAAGCCTGTTAAAATATCAAGTGCATTTGCTGAATACTCTATATTTCCAGAGCTTAAATCAATTTTGTATCCAACATTTAAATTCATATCTTCCGGTGAAAATGAAAATCCTGCATCGGTCAAGGACATTATCAAGCCAGCTGCCAAATTCAAACTATTTGCAACAAAATCAAAACTGGAAGTGCTTAATTCCATGTTTTCAGATTGAAGCCACTGCAAAGAATTCGCCAAAAGTCCGAAATTTTCGCCAGTTAAGTTCACAGAAAATCCAGAACTCTCAAAAATATCATTCGCTAAAAAATTTAAATATCCTGAAGATAAAGCAGCGTTAAACCCGTTAGAAATCGAAATATCTTGTGCCAATAAATAAAAATCCCCTGATAACAAATCAAGGTTTAAATTTGAAATTGTAAAAAGATCATTTTCAATTGTATTAAATGAGCTTGCTGACAAGCTAACTAGATAATTTTGTAAAACATTTAAACTATTGCTTGCGAAATTGAAATTTCCAGCGGATAACAGGCTATTGAACCCGTTTAATATTTGAAGATCGCCCCCGGTGAGGTCTATACTTCCAGAGGATAACAACGCATCAAAATTATTCAAAACTTCTAAATCATTTGCTGAAAAATTTATATTTTGAGCATTTAAAAGTGCTGTGAAACTATTTGAAAACTGAATATCATTTGCAAAAATAGAAATATTACCATCCAATAACGCGGCAACATAACCTTGCAAAACGCCCAAATCATTTGCGGTAAAACCGAAATTTTCAGAGGTCAAATTTGTGTCGAAATTATTTAAAACTCCTAAATTATTTCCTGCAAAGTCTACATTTCCATCCGACAAGTCAGCATTGAATTTATTGAAAAACGATATTGCATTTGCTAAAACATTAAAATTTTCAGAAGATAAATTTATTACATAATCCTGAAAAACTTCAATATCATTTTCAGAAAAATTAAAATTTTCTGAAGATAAACTAATCTTAAAATTATCAAAAACATTCAAATCGTTTTCTGAAAAACCAAAATTACCCGTGGTCAAATCTGCGGAATAAATCACAGTAAAAGTAATATCCTGCGCCGCCGTATTCAGCGAAGGGGCTGACAAAACCCCTTTATAACTAGCTTTTATCTCAATATCCTGAGCAGACATCGAAAAACTTGATGCGCTTAGTTCAACAAGATAATTATTTAAAACGTCTAAATTATTTGTTGAAAAATTAACATTTCCAGAAGTTAATTCTCCAGAAAAAACAACACCGTAATTTATATCCTGCGCGGAAAAATTAAAAACTGGGCTGGATAATTCGGCTAAATATTTATTTAATCTAGTTAAACTTTGCGCGCTTGCTCCAAAACTCGCAGCGCTTAAATCTGCGGAAAAAGGTGTTGACGTTGAAGCCAAAACCAAAATTTGCGCGAGCATATCCGAGCAATCTAAATCCTGACCGCCGCTGCCTTTTAGAAATCCTATTGCTAGATATTCCCCGCTGGAAGGTAGCGCCGCTGCGTCTTCCGTTACCAGAAAGTAATTTGTAAAGGATGTGGTTAGGTTTAAGTCTACAGTCGACTTAGTTCCAGTTATGCCGTCCCCAGAGTTGTTAATTAGACCAAATTGAGCAGTTCCACTGCCCCCCGACCTTTTCATCCTCCAAGCGCCGCTCATTGCTACAATATCGGCAACATCGACATTAGCATCTGTGTTTGGCCCTCCTGTTCCAGCGCTGCCACCAGCATCATCGGTATAAACTAAGCCAGAAAGCGACGCGGTTGTCGTGTATTCCGCGACATTAGTTTCACTAAAT